GATTTTCCCGACCCAGCCGAAGCGTCAATGGCAATTTTTTGAAGTGCCATCGCTTTCTCAACGTCGCCCGTCGATGTAACCAATTTAGCAAACGATGGACGCAATTCGTCGTCTGTAATTCCTACAGCCAGAGAAGTCTGGGTTATGTATGCCTCAACTGACTTAATTGTTTCGTCTGTCGCGGTTGTAACGTTTCCAATAGTAGTCGCCAGTTTTGCTTGCGCCGCTTCGTCCTCGACCGCAGCTTTGACGCCATCGACTAATAGTTTTCCAGCATAGGCAACAGCAGCAGCTCCAGCAAGCGCGAACGCTGCTCCAGCTTTAGCGCCAAAATCGCCTAACTTTGTACCGAACGAATCCGTATCGGTTCCCGCGTCGGTTAAACCTTTTTTAAGGTTATCGACGTCAGCAAGTATCGAGAGCTTAAGCGTTCTTGATCCGTCAGCCATTAGTCGAACCTCTTAACTATTGTAGTAAATGCCTTTTCCCACTCGGCGATAAGATAGCTTTGTTCAGCTCTTAAAGTTGGGTAAATAAAATAGCCCGTCGATCCTCGCCCGGTTGATCCTGACCAGATAGGAAACTGTTTAAATTTATTCGATCCGAATTCTGATCCGCCCCATAGATCGCGAGTAGTAGCTCCGCCGCTGAATTTTTGTCCAGCGAAACCGAACGAAATCTCGCCTATCTTAGACGACTTACTTACCTTAGAACCCTCAGCGATTCGACCAGCTACGGAAGCGGAATTAAGCAAACCAGCCGCCGCCGTGATTTTGCCCTGTAAATAAGTGGCAAGCGCGCTCGATTGCTCTTTAGCTTGAGCGATAGCTTCATCGTCCATCGCTTTAAATGCTCCAGTAATGGCGCGCAGTTCGGCTTTGTCGTATTGGACGACTTCCTTACTTTCCGCCATTTCGCTTCTCCATTATCTCGAGCGCTGTCAATATATCCGCCGCGTCCACCCACTCACTCATCGGAATTCCTGTCGCGATCGACAGCTCTACGATTAAGTAGCTTAGGCTTCCTCGGCTGTAACTTTTGGGGCTTCGGTATCTCCCACCGTAATATCGACCACCATTTCGCACCATACGTCGTAAGGTTTGACGGGCTTACCCGCTGCCTCACGCTTTAAAGCGTTCCATGCTAGAAACATTAAGTCGGATATACCGATTTTTTCTTGCGCTTGCTGAATTGTAAATCCTGTCTTTTGCTCCCATTTAGCGAACTCTGGTGGTTGCGCTGTTGTGGTTGCTGTCTTGCCGTCGCTTGTTTCGATATGTATTTGTAACTTCATGCTCCCGATCTCTTTTCTTATAGTGTTGGAGTTGTCACGCAAGTAAAGCTCAGCGAAATAGTCTGGGCGTCTGGAGCTGTGCCGCCAGCGCTTGGGAATATAGGCTGAACGTCAAAGTTAAAGACTGATCCGCTTGCGGCTGTAAATACAACCGAAAGTGGAGTATTAGGTGCGCTGTCAGCTGCGTTCCATAGCGAAGCGGCTAGTGATCCGCCAGCTGTCCAGTCGGCAAGCATTTCAACGTCGAAAGTACCCTGTGAGTCTGTTGTGTAATAAGCCTTACCGTCTAATGTCTGATAAGTGTTGATAGTTGACTCGATTGTAAGAGTCGCAGCTGTTGCTTGAGCGTCATAAGTATCACCATCGATGGTGAAAGTAATATCGCGCCCGGTTACGATTGTTGTTGGCATTTTGTCTCCTAGTTTTCCTGTTTGTAGTAAGTGCTAACGTCAATATCCGAAATAAGTAAATTACTCGAACCTAACGCAACGATCGACGGACGCGATACGTCGCCGACAATATATCCCGACGGAATAGCCGCGAGAATCTGTATGACTAGCTTCTCGAGATTGTCGAGAGCGCCCGCGTTATTGTTATACGCGACGGCGGCTGAGATTGTAAAATTAACTTTTAATTGGATTGAGCTACTTATTAGCGTCGTCTCTAAATACGGAGTACCCGGCACGATGATTGCAGCGGGCGGAATTACCGCCTCGGGTACTGACTCATAGACCGACGCGGTTACGCCAGCGAGAGCGGTCGCTAGTGGCGCACGAACGTTAGCCTGAATACTCGTTGGCATTATTGACCCATAGTTTCGACGTCAATAAATGGAGCTAATAAACCGACTACGCGATTCTGTAATGATCGACCGAGTACGAACGGCGATGGATTGAAGTCAACCTGTGCCGAAGTGTTGCCCGGAGCTGTGATCGATTGAAAGACTTCGACCGATACGACTAATATCGCCGACTTTACAGGCGCTACGCCTGAATATAAATCCTCAGCTGTTGAGCCATTAAGTACCGCTAGTCCAGCGGGAATCTTAGGTGTAAAAATTTGATCCGGTGCTGCTGTTGCGGTCGTAAATATGTAAGGCGCGATTCTGTGATCGTTAACTGTAACTGTTAAATCGAACGCGGCTCCGCAACCTGAAATAATTACAGCTTGACCCGGAACGAAATAGTTAATTCGTTGAGTGGTGTAATACGCGATCGAGTCTTTAACTTCGATACCTGTAATAGCTGACTGATAGCCAGTCAATAGCGGAAGGATCGCACCCTCAGCACTTAAAATCATTAGCTCCAGATATTCGTCCGAATAAAGGGAATCGCTAACGCCTAGCACGTTACGAAGTTCCGTAGCGGTAATAATTGGCATTAGCGATCCTCTCTCTATTCTGCTCGGACGCCTCGGGAGCGAAACGTCCGATGATTATTTCTTTATGAAGCGTTGAACGCGTAAGCGCCAGCGGCGATCTTTGTAGCTGTTGCACCGTAACCGTACATAAGGATTCCGATTGAACCGTCCTCGATGAAGTTAGTGCGTAGTTCTAGGCGTGGAGATTCGTACCAAGTATAAGCGTCGCGGTTAATGACATACATTGAGTTTGAACCTAAGCCTGATAGTGCGGTATCTACCCATAGGTCGATTCCGTTTACTGATCCGCGTAGTGAACGTGGCTGAGCATTACCAGCTGCGTTCATTGGATTTAGTGCGTTATAGATTGGGCGTCCAGCGTCATTGAAGCCCATAATACGACCCCACATTTGTGGAGATACGACGATAGCGTCCGCGAACTTGAAAGTATTTGCATAAACGCTAACAGCGCCGCCAGCGACCCATGTCAAGAATTCCGCAGCTGTGATATCTGAACCGATACCAGTCGCGGTCTTTGTTGATCCGGTAATGATTGCAGCTGAGTTGTAAGCGTTAGTTTCACGAGCATATTGCGCGCTCATGGCTGAAATTAACTCGCTGAAATACAACGGATCCGACCGGTCTGCGAGCTCAACACTCATTACAGAACTGCCCTTGAAGGACTTTACGTTCACGTTAATGAATTCGGTTTCTAGTCCAGCTGGAGTAATTGGATCGAGTTCGTCGATCTGATCTACAGTAGGAAGCGCTGTGACTTTAGGAATCTGAAAAACCATACCCGCGCTAGGCAAAGTTTGATTTGAGATCGAGTCAATAGACGCGCGAACGCTATCTGAAAGTCCGTTTACTACTTCGCGAAGTTGACGAGTTGGGATCAAGCCCGGTGAATCTGTTGTTGCTGTAGCTGCTGCTACATAAGCGCGAGAATTTTCATCTCCACGCATAGCTGCGACTTTGTGCATTAAGAAAGTTTCTGGTGAAACGATCGGGTTACGAGCTGCGATGAAGTTAACAGGCTTAGCGATTGACGCTGCCTGAACTGGTGCTGAAGCTTCTACCGCCTCGGCGGTTGTTGGCTCTGTGGCGGTGTTTTCCACGACTTCTCCTTCTGTTAGTGGTTGAGCTTCTGCTTCATCGGTTGACGAATCAGAATTATTTTCTGGTGCTGTTGTTGCTGCGACGTTACTAACGCGGGCTGAATCGAACGCGGGATTATGCGTTAATGCGACGCCTACGAGATCGGCTGAATTGACGACCATAGTTCCGTCCTCGTTATACGCGAAATCTTTAGCGTTAGCTTCTACTGAGAATCCATCGCGAAGTCCGTCCATAGCTTCTACAAGTGCGTCCGTTCCAGCTGTTGTCTTTGAAATTTTAAACGTCGCGTTAATTGACTTACCATCTGGCGATAATTCCATGCTTAAAGTTTTACCGATTGGACGACTTGAGTCATGCTCTAGATTTAATTTCACGTTAGTCGGATCTATTGACCCAGATTTAAACATAACTTTTCCAGTCGAAGCATTAGCGGCGGTATCGAACGAAACGATCTGTCCGGTAATTGTGCGAGCTTCTGAATCGGCTGCTGTAATTGTAAACGGTGTATTTACTTTCATTTAATCATTTCCTCCGCTTGTCTGATTTCATCTACTGTGATCGCTGGCTGTCCGGTGACAGGATCGACTATCGAACTTAATGTCTTATAGATATTCGCACGTTCTAAATCAGAGCCGCGCAAATAATCGGATAAGTCGTATTTAACTTCTTGAGATTGCGGAACGAAATCTGGCATAGATAAACGCTCAGAAATCGAAGTCATTAGTGGGATTAGTGAAAAATCTAGCAACGTTTGACGCTGATTTACAGCGTTCGAGTACGTCATAGACGATCCAGTTTCGGCGTCAATATAATAAGCGGGAATTCCGCAAGCTCTCGCGATTTCTGTAGCGATATAACTTCTCGCAGCTGATAACTGTAATTTCTCGGGATCGAAGCCGACTGTTTGTAATTCTACGTCCGCATTGAGAAACGCTGTGCCACGATTGCGACGTGCTGCGCCCCATGACTCCAATAATTTTGCTATGCGATCCGCTGGAAGTGCCGTGCCGTTGCTTTTAAGTACCATTGACGGAATAGGTTCACGCGCGTACATAGCAGCGGCACGTTCTAGTTCTGCGCCTGTACGGATTGTCCGACCAGCGCGATTTAATATTCCCTCATCGTTGCCGTTAAATACGACGAGAGATCCAATTCCATAATTCGGTACTGGTGATCCGTCCACCATATAATATTCGATTTCAGTCGCGAAAGTGTTTGTCTGAATAGTTACTCGAGTCGGTGAAACTCTCTGAACGCTTCTAATGCGTTGCGTATCGGCGAACAGCTCCGTAATTTGCCAGTACCCGTAACCCCATAAAAGTAAATCCTCGCACGTCCAAACATAAGTCGAACTACCCGGAACTCTAGGATCTGGTGTGCGAATAACTCGCGGCGTACCGTCCTCAATTTCCATACCAGTCGAACGATCTATTACTTCCAGTCCAATACTGGCGACCGATGAGCAAATAATATTTCTTGATCTTGCCGCGCTGGGAATTGACATGAATTCCTCGCGAGTAGCTGTATTTACGCCACCGTAAAACGGATTTAGCGAATCTATTGTGTTTACGGGTTGGATCGAAGCCGCAATATCCGCGCCAGATTGCGGCGCTACGGTTTCGACTTTAGCCGAAAGAAATAAATCACGAATACCCATGTCGCAATTCTTACAGACTTATAGCATTAGCCCACCATAATATCGAAGTCCATCTCTGGGCGTGTCGCGAAGTGTGCAACTAGCGTCGTGGCCACAGCCGCACAGACTGGAGCTGATCTTCGACGTCCAATTACCCAGCCAGCTTCTCCGCGTTGGAATTTTACAGCTGAAAGAATCTGAGCCGTTAG